TGTAGGAGTTTTTGATTTTGAACCCTATTTCCAATATAGAATATATTCCATACATCGGCTGTCATTGCTTCTGCGCTATCTACCAGTGCTGTGTCCATGTCATTACGGTCTATAGCACCTTTTAACGTTGCAGTAGCGTTAACTGGAGTTAAGTTAGCAAAACCCTGCGTTTGTGGACCCATAACAGCAGTTACTGCAAAATTTCCCCCATTAGTTGGTAAAATAGCTATAAAAAGATTTTGAAAGCCTGTCATATCAATAAAGTCTCTATCTGCTGTATTAGGGAACAATACATTCGCACCATTAGCTACAGCTTGTGCTTTATCTGAAGTAAAAAAAGTTTCATCACTTGATTTAGTGCCTTTCCAATCACCCTTTTCATCTACAAAGCCCGTATCTAATACGGGTTGCACATACTGGGGAACTTCTATGTCACCGTTAACAGTTGCTGACTGAACCCCTGCCTTTCTAGTTAAACTCCAAGGAGCGTAACCTTCTCGATTATAGGCCATTAAAGGCCTCTATGCAAATACTAAAGTTACAGCACAAGAACATGTGCCGACATCGGTATCCATTGCCATAGCGACGCTAACCTGATTAGAACCTACAACTGGTATTGCCACATCTAAGCTAAAAGGTAGATTAGTGGCACCGTTTGATGCAGGTGTCCCGTCTACGCCTTGGCTTCCGACTGTCATGGTCTCTTGTCCCTGACTTAATCCGTCGCCAGATAGTTGCATTGCGAAAGTAGTTGCGCCGTTTGTTGCGCTGTCACTTGAAACTGTTGCTATAATGCCAACAATTTGGCTTGCTTGTTTTGGAATTTGTATTGAGCTTGTAGTAGACTGGCCATAAAGTGACCCTAATGCCGTGAAAGTGTCTGCTGCTGTCAATGCTCCTTCTCTTGTTCTGTAGAATGCCATATTTTTTTCCTTATGCCTTTATGCGGATTGGGCCAAGTTTGGCCAAGGTTCCGCTTGCAAAACCTTTTGTTAATGCTTTTGCGACTAAAGCTCCCGCAAGGGTAGCTGTAATCTTTTGCTTATTACTCATAATGTTTGATTCTAAAGTGCCTAATGCGCCTTTAAAATTTCCTGCTAACATTTCATCTACTGCGCTACTTGCGCCAGTGGATTGTGCTAATGAAATTGCTGTCCCAGCTTCTATGGCTGAGATATTAAATGATTTTCTTGCCCTACGTCTTGGGGCTTTACGTCTTGGTGCCATGACTACTTAGTTATGAATACCTACTTAAGTTTAGTGGATTCTAGTTGTTCTATTAGATATTTTATAACTTCTGTTTTATCATCGCCACATTCTTTGCATAACCATTTGTTCTTTTTAACTTCATATTCTCTATTATCCCCACATGAAGTGCACCAGTTAATGGGCCCATGTTGTCGTCTTTCTTTATCTTGCGCTTGTAGCATCTCTTTTCTTATTAGCTTATTAACATATTCAGAACCCTTAATATTTAATTCATAACAGTGTTCTTCCATAAAAGCTATTTCCGATATACCTAAAGTAAAAGACTTGCTGGCTTTCCATTCTTTTTTTCTACCCATTATTGTTGTGTTCTCCTTCTTATATATTTTTGTGACCTGTCTACAGCTGATACATTTTTCGGAAAGAAAGTATGTTCTGTTATGTGTTGTTGTCCTACTTCTTTCTTTTTATAAGTCCTAAGATTTGTTTCATGAAGTTCTTTAAACTTCTTAGGCTCGCATTCATCACATATATTATGTTCTGTTTTGTGCATCCATAACCTAAACATTAAGCCACACTGGGGACAATAATTATTTCTTCTCACAATCATCACCCCCACACTTTGTGCAAACAAATTGCTCTTCCCATAACCTAAACATTAAGCCACACTGGAGACAATAATTATTTCTTCTCACAATCATCACCCCCACACTTTGTGCAAACAAATTGCTCTTCGCTATATGTTGCTATTCTTTGGTGGACTACTTCCACTATGTCTTGTGAAAACATCATCACAATTTTTGCTATCTCCATTTGATACTCTTTTTCATTCACTGTCAACACCTACCTATACATTGAGTAGGGGTATATAATATAATCGCACTATTATTTTATTACTAGAAAAAGAAACGCTAACAAAAAAAAAAAAAATAGACCTTCATACCTTTTTCATTAATAATAGTATTATTTTATTTGAATAATTTCTTAGGAATTAGTGGTTTAGAGTTGATTTCAGAGCTGTTTACCCCCTCTTTTTGGCTTTCTGAGCCGATTAAATGACCTAAATTTGCCTTATTTGCCATGTATTCAACCATTGCAGAACCCCAGTCTCCACCTTTTACAGCTTTTCTTATGTTGTTCATTGGGTCTAAATCTTTGGCTTTCTTAGTCATTGCTCCTACAGAGCCAAAAAAAGAATCTTGAAATGCTTGTAACTTTTCGTGCATTCGGTCCTCTATCTCATCTATTACAGGCTCTAGTTTAACAACTAGCCAACCTTCTTCTTCTATTTTTTCTTCCCACTTATCTATAACCCAGTCTCTTAATAAAAAACGATAGAGAGCAAGAATAATGACAATCTCTCCTACAAAGAGATAAATTAAATCAGGGTTCACCGTAAACCTAAGGCCCTTTTTTGTTCTTCAGTTAACATACCTCTAGCAGTCGTTATTAATTCTTCTATTTGACTTTTGGACGTTCCTTCACCAAAAGGCCCGCGTTTTTCTTGCAATGTAGTAATTATTGTAACTGGGTTTAATTTTTCTGCTATTTCATCAGAAGCATAAGTAAGGCCCTCTTCAAATAAATCTTTTATTATAGGAGCTATAACAACACCAGTTATTGCACTAACAACCAAAGTTATCGTTGCTGGGTTGTCTATTAAATTATTAAGATAACTCTTGCGTCTTTCACGCCCGAAATACTCATCTATCGCATCCTGTTGGGCTTTTGTAACTTTCTTAAGGGTAAACCCTTCAGGAAGTAAGGCATACGACATCTAAAAAAATTTCTTCAACCCTAAGGCTGGTCCTATTGATTTTTTACGTGTTATTGTTGTCGGCCTTTTTCTTTCTTTTCTAAAAAGACTTTTAGGTGACTTCGGGAGAACTGCTCGGGATGGTGTTGACCCGTTAGGAGTTTTCTCGAGCAGTTTCCTTATTAAGATTAATTCAGCAATCATCGGCGTTTTTTCTTCCTATATTGCACGCCCATTGCTTTTAGATTTAATTTACCGTCACGGTATGTTATGTGGTTGCGCTTGTTCTTAATGTAAAGTTGCCATGCTGATAGTTTACGTTTAGGTTTTGCTTCAATGCCATAAGGCCCCACCCTTGAAGGAACCATAGGGCGGGCTGACGGATTGTATTCTGTATAAGTTATAGGAACTTGTCCGGGCAGTGCTTGTTGAGCACTTCTTAAGCCATCCTGAAAACCCATTGCATAATACTCGCGTTCTCTTTTGGTAGGCATTAAACAATCCTCAAATATGCAAAGTCAATGTCGCTGTTGCCACCGCTATTGTTTACTATATTCCATTGTAGGAGTTTTTGATTTTGAACCCTATTTCCAATATAGAATATATTCCATA